ATATGTGACTTCCCACCGGGGTCGTTCTTGAGCCGTTTGGGTTTGTTGTAACCCATTACCCCAGCTCGTTTTAATCTTGAATCTTTTTTTTTCATACATTTTTAATATACCCCCGAGCAGAAAATCGGGGGTAATTACTTACAACTATTCTAGTGAATAACTATTTTACCAGCACCAATGCATGTGCCGATTGCATCAGCACCATTAGAACCAGATAACACACCAGATGTTAAAACACCGGCATTGCTTATAGCGGTAACTACTTGTCCAGCAGTTCCACCACTAACTGCACTAGCTTCACCTCTAACTATAACCCATCCATACGCACCGCTTGCAATAGCTCCTTCTGCAATACCGTATTTACCCGGCATTGATGTAGTAGCGACTGCATGTACTTTACATACATACTCAGCTCCATCAGAACTCAATGCTATTGCGACTGGGTATCCAGCAGTAACTGCACCACTGGCTTTTGCCCAGACTTTTTGCTTTGCTTTAGGGTCACCAGCAGATTTACCAAAAGGCATACTCATATCAGTAACTCCTAATAAGCGATAGCTAAGTTTTTAATTAAACCTAGCCTTGAAGGGTTAGAGCAAGTCAAAGCTCCTAACCAAAGCATCTTAGCGATTCTAGCATCTTGGTTAACTGGCTTTTGAAAACCTTCAAACGAAAAGTTTCTTTTTCTGTGATGACGAAAACCCATGTAATTCTCATTCAAGAAATACATATGTCCAGCCGGACAATGCTCGTCTACAAAAATAGATACTCCACGATATTTCAGTTCTAAAAATCCAGATTCTCCTACAGATGCCTGAGAACCATTATACCTAACTTGGTCAGAAAGAGCTTCTTCAAGGGCATCAAAAATAATCTGAGTTGTTACTATCATTGTTGGCGAATCAGAACCTTTGGTCAATGAACCAAAAGCAGTTCTAATTTGCTTTTCAATAATATTAACAGTTTCAGCATAAGTAGCGGTTGTACCAGCAACACCAGCGTCTGAAGACGAAAGTGCTTTTATGTAACCACCATCCCACCAAGAGTAATTAGTACTATTAATTCCACCAAGTGTTCTGTCAGCTTTGATTATATGTTGAAGACCCACGAATTTCCCATCAGAACCATCTCCAGTACCGTACAAAGTTTCACCATAAAGTTCTTTCATAGCTACTTCCATGTTCTTTACTTTAGCTTCTAATAGGTCAATTACACGCTCTTTACCATCGTTCAAGGCTTCTTCTTTACCACTAATTGTGATTGTTCCAAAGGCTTGTACCCAGTCATACTGTGCATCAGTAAAGACTTCACTTGGAGATGTATCTAGTACATCATATCCAGAGTAAAAACCTTTAGCAGTTTGCCTAGCATATTCAACTGGTTGCAATACTTTGTTACCACTTGCAGTTGGCTTAGAAGCACCAAGAAGTCTCATAGTCAATACATTAGATTTCTTAATGTTATCGACTAAGTTCGGTATATATTGATCTCTAGTTAGGGCAGATAAATTGTCAAAATTTAAACTCATTTATCTTTTCCTTACTTAAATATATTATACTTATCAAAAGCTATTTCCCTTGCCTCATCATAACTACCAGCTTTTTTTAGCTTCACTTCGTGGTCACCACGAGCTTTACCGTCTGATTCTGGTATAGATTTAAGTTCTTTAGCTTTTGCTTCTGATTGAATTGCCTTTAATACTGAACTGTCCGAAGACCCAGAGTTCGATGCCAAAGTAAATGCATCCTCTAAGCTAGGAATGTTACGCTCTAAAGCAGTGTTAATAATTTCTGCCACTGCGTCAGGACGTTCACCTAGTTCGGGGTGATTATGGACTAGCTGGGCGATTTCAGCATCCACCGCCTTTTGCACTTCCATTTGAGCTATGCGATCCTCTAGTTGAGTAACACGATCATCCGATTTAGTGTTTACCTCTTCTGGTTCTGGTTCATTACTAGTAGACACTTCAATAGTTTCATTTAGCGATTTTAATAAAGGATGGTCATCCCCAAGCACATCTTTAAGAGTATTCATCGTATCTTCATCATTTACAACAGCGTTTATGTCATCAATTTTAGCTTTGAGTGCTTTCCGTTCATCTGACAAAGTTTGTGCTTTTTGTGTATTCGATGTTTGCCATTCTTTTTTATTTCGATTATCTTCCAGAGCTTCCCTTAATTGATCGACACTATAAACTTCATCGTCAAGATGTAATTCATCCAACTGGATAAACTCTTCGTTTTCTTCTATTGAAGGTTCTAATTCAGAACTCTCTGGTTGCTCCTCGGAGGGAGACGCAGATTGTTCCTCGGTTGTTGACTCACCGACAGTTTCCGTTACAGTATCAGAAGTTTCATCCGTTGTAAACAACGCATCAGCCACTTCGCCCGGTACTTCTACACCGTAAGTTCCACCTATTACATTTTCTGAAGACATATATACTCCATTTTATTATTAAAATTTCTTATCGTTCCCATTACCAAAAAATTCAATTAACCAGTTACCTCTGGAGGTAAGTTTGCCATTTGGTCTGGATTATCTCGTAAATTCTTATAAACCTCATCTTCTGTATTGCCATATTGACCTAGAGGATTTTCAGCGTTCTTTGCCTCTTCTTTCTGTTGACGCATCAATGCTATTAATCTTTCCTTTGCCGGTAGATTCATATGTTCAACAATATATTCTGGGTCAGTAACAATACCTAATTGTGCTAACTGCATGATCTTGTTCTCAACAAACTGTTTATTTTCTGGCATCATAGAACCAGCTCTACATCTAACATGCATATCAAAATCAGCAAACATAATACCCATAACAGAACGCACCTCTTGATTACCTTCCGGGTCGTAGTAAGGAACATTTAATACTGTCGTCCCAAGATTTTTAAACATAGCCATCCACATTGTGCCCAAACATTGTATAGCTTTTTCTACTGCCCTTGATTTATAATCTATCTTAGTTGTACTTGCTTGGCGGTAAATTTGAGCCTGAACGCCAGATGTTACATTACTTGAGTCTTTACCTTGCGTAGCTTTATTAACACCGCTAATCGTCTCAAATACGTTTTCTAATTGTTGATAAAAGTTGAACACATAATTAGGCATAGATGCTGGTTGTTGCATCGATACTTGCCCAGCTCCCCTTTTTCGTATGATTTGACCCGGTTTATTTGTTATTTGGTCTTGTACATCTGTATTTTGGTCAACAATCCACATTGGATTAGCGGTCATATGAATATTATCCATTGTCTGACTAATAACCCTATCCATAGCAAGATTAATGGATTTTAGTCTTCTAGGTTCTGGCTTACCCCAAAAAGAATGAGCAGAACCTCCATTTTTAATATTTACGAATGGAAATGGGTGACCTATATGATTCTTTTTATTAAAGAATGGATATTTACTTTGCCCTTCGTACAACAAAACATTATTTGCAACGGCACACATTTTAATTTGTCCCGGTATATAATTATCATCATCTTCTTTATAGTGACCTCTACTATATACTTCTATTAACAATGCTCTTTCTTCTAAATCTTTCATTGCGTGAGACTTGTCTTTAAAATAGTTTGTCTCTTTTTTCTGCGTATCTGTTACTTGCACATAGCTATCACCAGTATTATTTTGATTCATCTTTAATGCTTCGTGCTTAGATAAATTGCTTTCAGACTGTACATACTTACCATTTTCGTACATCTCTTTTAATCTCCAAATTGGAGTAGGTGTAGCAATTAAACACCAGTCAGCATTTTCTAGTTTGGTAGCAGAAGGGTTTGTATAGAAGTTAAAAGGGTCAACAACATCACAATCCGGTAGATCATCGTCTGGATTCCAATGTACTTTTAATATTCCGTTTCCATATATTAAATAATCAAGCAACCATTCAGATACTAAGTTCTGCATATCTCTAATCATCCAGAACTCATCCATTACGGCTTGTGCCGTATCTGCATAATTCTGTGATTTTTGGTCGTTACCAATAGCGATAACATCAATTCTAGGCGGTCTGGAGGATAAAACTGGTATCATTGTGTCAATAGCGGATGCAATAAACTCTAATGTTATTTGGTTTTTAAATTCAGGCATATTCATGCCCTCCCAATGGTGACCCATATATAGAGCTTCAGACTCTCGCCATATTTTTTCAGTGGATTCCCTAGCCTTTTTTGCCACTTGAAACATATCGTTTACTTTATCGATAGTTTCTTGCTCTTTTTCGCTAGGCTTATATTCTTTTTCCATGTGAAATATTCCTTATTTCCCTATTAATAAAATGCGAATGATCTATGTCTTGCTCGTCAAGTTTAATTTTTAAAGTTATATCTGTACATTTCTTTAATTTTTTAAGTCTATCTTTAATCATGCTTTTGCACAGTCAATCTCAAAATCTTCATCAATATTTTTAGCAACAGAAATATCCACCACCTTTTCAATCGCTTTCGCAAAGTCATATTTCTCGCTTTTACTGGTAGGTATTTCCATGAGGTCTTCCGCATCTATTTCCTTTTCTACCCATTTCTTATTTTTTATATCATATATTTCTACAATCAATTTCGTACCCCAGTATAATCGTCGTCCATTGCCTTTAACTTGTCTAATTCTTTTTGTAGCCAAGGCTTTGGTTTCTCCGGCTCATTTGGACTTCCAAGATGCATAAGACCATAGCGTAAAGCGTCAACTGCATGGTCTTCGCCTTTTGTATCTAAGTCTTCAGGTCTAGTTTTGCTATATGTCTGCATAGGAAATGTTTTTATTAAGTACTTGCATTGTGGGAATATTTTAAGCATGGACTCTTTACCTTCCTTTTCATTCCAATCAATATATTCCCTAACAACATTCCACCCAGAAGCACGATCATTATTCGCTCTTTGGCAAGGTATGCCATTAAATAACATAATATCAGCGATAGACATATGAGACGGCATTACACCATCAGAGCGGTTTGTGTTTTGTGGGTTACGAATCCACATAGAAGGGTCACATATAGTACCCATATACTCTTCGTCACCACTTAATTCATTTATTTTAGATATATGTCTACTTAATTCTTGTTCTTTTTCAGCGTGTTCTCTGTATACAAAAACATTGCGGTCATTATCTACGGCTACCCATAAACAAACAAAATAGTTTCTATATCCGTAGTCAATCATTCTGTATTTATACCACGAATCTGGTATCTCAAACGGTTCTACTACATGATGAGCTTGTCGAAATTTTGTAAAGAATTGCCCCTCATATACATCCCAATCCCCTTCATACCACATTTTACGCATTTCTTCCGGTAGTGATTTAAGGTAGTTGACATAATCCGGGTCTGTTTCTACTAATGTAGGGTTATCTTCAATCTTACTCGGTATAAATATCTTTGTTCTGCCAGAATCTTTGTCTACTACAATTTGGTTTCTACCACCCTCAATAAATCTATCTTTAACCCATGCATGACCTATGTTACCCGGATTGGTAGTAAGGAAGATTCTAGGCTTGAGACTTTTACTTGAACTTCTACATGAACTAATTAACCTTAAATAGTCCATTTCAGTAGGGATAAGAGTAAGCTCTTCTATTAATATAGAACTGTATTCGTGTCCAAGATACTTTGTGTAAGCCTGATCTTCTGATAGGTGACCAGTTCTAAACTTTGCACCAGAGGGAAATCTAAATTCAGCCGGGTTACCGGTTACTTGCACTCCCATAGTTCGATAAAAAAACCTAGCTCTATCAATCCAGTCTCTAAGATCATCATAGTTTCTACGAACAACTAATGCCCTATAACTTGGATTTGTTATATAATCTGGATGTACCAACCATGCCATACCAGCCATAGTTTTACCACCACCCCTTGCACCTCCAAATAATATTTCAAACGCATCAACTTGTAAGGCAAAAGTCTGCTGACCGGGGTGTGGTTGCCATATTACATTTTGACTCATTTACGTTTCTTTTTAAATCCAGTTAGTGGGTTAATAGACAATTCTTCATACCAGCTCATAACTTTTTCTATTTCTTCTTGATGTTTAGCTTCTAAAGCGTTTACTCTATCTTGCAATTCTGCTACATTCCGCTCCAAGAGTTCAATTTTGTGTGCAGTATTATAGTATAGACCGCACAACGAGCCGATAAGTATAATGCCGTTAATTGCATAGCGAATGTTGAGCCTAATAATATAATTATCATCAAGTCGATCCATCTTAATCGATTTCGCATCTGCCTCCAAGCCTAAGCCTCGGCTGGTTTGTTTTTAATCTTTTCTATTTTAGGAGCGGTCTGGGACTCTTTTGTAATACTTTTTTCGGGTAAGACTATGACCCCCGGGGTTATATCACCTTCTATCTTAAGTTCAGATGCTTTTAGACTTGGAGCGATCCGGTCAATAAGAATATTAATAGCTTTTACATGGTTCGGATGCTTCTCATCCATAGCTATATTAAATAGTTTTTGTAAAAGGTCTGGGGTCTTAGGATGATTGCGTATCCATTCTCCCCAGTGGGTTGCGTTCTTTTTTATAGGAGGCTTCTTAGACATTTGCGACCAACTTTACTATTATATATATAGTTAATAAAATACTGATATATACTCCTATTGCTACTAATTCGTGTTTTTTCATTGTGATAAATTGTGATAAAAGTTAAGCAAAATATCTGGATGAAAAAATTAATACTATACCATGACTACGATGACCGGTACAATTACGACTATGGGGAGGGGGGTCGCTATATATATAAATGTTTGCGTAATGTCCTTTATATGTCCGCTTTCCTCTGTTTCTCCTCGGTTCATCGAGGGTCTAAAACCCTTGGCACAGTCGAAGCCTGAGAAGATGCAACAAATCTTAAAATATTTGGGACTTAGTGCCGAGTAAAATTGCACTCTCTGCCGTTCACATTTACACAAATTAACACACTAAAAAAAATTATTTCTCGTCAATCTTTTAACTTATTTTCATTGTAGCACTTGACACGAATGTTACAAAGTGGTAATTTGTGACATATTGTTTTTTGATAATTTATGAATCTTAACGGTTGCCCCGAGCTAATCGCCATGACCGGCAACCGGATTCGACAACCGTCCTAAGGGGTAGCGGTTGTAAATACCTCCTCCATTTATGAGAGGCGACCCGGGACGCTTTCCCCCTTCCCGGGAAAATTTTATTTCTCAACACTAACGGAGGTTAAACAATGCACACTATAACAACACTAGAAAACAGTAACGTAATTATTACAGTTGCTTACGATAATAACTGGCAAGAGTACGTAATAAATACTACTAGTAAAAAAGGCATTCAATCTATGGAAGGATCAAGCTATGAATCAGAAAAGCAACCGGCAATAGATACCGCCAACGCTATTTTAAGGCAGTTTGCATAACCACACCTAGCCGGGGGGTTTATACCCGGCAAAAATTTTTCTCAACTAAAACTAATGGAGGTTACAAAATGGTAACAATAAATAAAACTCTAAGATCATTTGATTTTGATAAATCAGATATAAAAGAAGTTCGTTTAAATATGATAAAAGAAACGGATTTCGAGGTCAACGATTACCGCTTCATACATGCTAACGATATAGACGATATATTAGCCGATGAGTTACAGAGCGACTTGTATATCTTAGGCTCTTTTAATGCGTGGTTCATTGCTGATATTTTAAATCTTGATATTGAAATCATCGAAAAACTGCAAGAGTGCAACGGTTACGAAGGACTTGGTAAAATGCTAGTAAAACACATTGACACAGTTACAGAGCAGTACATTAAGCACGATGGCTACGGTCATCACTTCGCACACTATGACCATAGCGAACACGAGTTCGGCGATTGGTATTTCTTTAGAGTTAGCTAACAACCGACCCAACCCGGGGGCGAATAATACCGGGTAAAGATTTTTCTTAACTAATGGAGGTAATACAGTGCAACATAATACAAACATATACGAAATATACAGAAACCTAGAACCTGAGAAGGGACACAAAAAGACCCTTGAATTTCTGCTTGATGTAATGACTATGGGATTTAGTGCCACATGGGACAAAGACCAACGCAAAGAGCAAATTGAAATACTAGATAGGAAAATTAGAAGATGGTTTGATATGGACGGTTCTAATATGTTTATAAAGCCTAAAAAATAACAGAAGGACACGCTAAACCCTAGCCGGGGAGGGTAAGACCCCGGCAAAGATTTTTCTTAATAATAATGGAGGTTATACAATGAATAGACAGTTTGTCAAAGCTTGGGAACATAAATACCTTAGTTTCCCGGGAGATAAACCGGTATACGGTGAAATCACAAAACAAGGACTTATTATATATCAAGACCTTGATTTTACTAAAACAAGTAAAGGTTCAGACCAAATAACTGTAATAAAAGATACTGAACCAAAGCCATTTAATAACGGCTCTCTTGTTGTACCTCAAGTTATCAAACATTACAAAGACCAAACCGAATGCATAAAAGCGTTTGTTAAGTCTAGTAAGAAACTACAAGCCAAGCTTAAAAAGGAGATGAACAAATAAACAAACCGAGCCGGGACGGATAAATCCCGGCAAAGAATTTTCTTAACAAATGGAGGTTATAACATGAAAACATACGATGTAGTTGTTTATGAGACTGTGCGTAAAGTAATCGAGGTAGAAGCTAAATCAAAAGAAGATGCCGAAGATTATTTTTATTATGAATGGGAAAAGGGTTACCCTGATAATTATAAACTTATAAGAAAACAAATAGTTGATTGTGAGACAATAAGTGTCGATATAACCCCTCCCGGTATTCTTCGTAGAAGAAAAAAACAAGGCAATTAAAACTATAACCAAGACCCCGGAGTAATTCCGGGGCAAGAATTTTCTCAACAAAAGGAGGTTAACCAATGCCAATAAATGATAAAATATGTACTATTATTTTACATTCTTGGACTAATGCGAAGCGGTTCGCTTTGTTGCTTAAATCTATTGATGAGACAATAGACCAAGTAGACAACAACCCTTGTAAGTATGATTCTGAAGACCCGTGGGTTTTAGATTTACAGAATTATAGAGATAGGGTCGCAATGGTTCACGAGAGAGTAAAAGCAAGGAGGTGTAATAATGGAATAGGTTAATACTAGATAGGGCGGTTGTACAATCCTGACCGCCCAAAGATTTTTTTAAAATAAAATGGAGGTTATAATATGCAAGAACAAGTACATAGATGTTGCGAGAAGGAAATTGATGATCTTGAAGTCAGAGATTATCGAATGAATAAAGAAAAAACATTTCTTTATTTTACTTGCTCGGTCTGTCGAACTGATTACAGAATACCGGTTTATGTTATTTATAGATTGGATCGCAGAAGTATCAAAATACATGAAACAACAGAAAACATTGCTCAACCAAATAAAGTAAAAGTTGGAGATGTTTTAGTTGTTAAAAATCAATTCAAAAAATACATAGGATCAGATACAGTTAGAGTAACTAAGGTTATTAAGTCTGGTAACCAAAACCCTAAAAAGTATCCATTTTTTGATATTGAAAAACGATGGTTAAGCGACCCAGAACATTTAGGGATTGATACCGCCAGAGTGTCACATAAGTATTTTGCATTAAATCTTAATAGGCACAAGGATCAATTCCCGATGGGTTAAAGATCATCTTGTATAAAGGTAGTATGGTACTAGATAGGGTTCGATTCCCTTCCTACCTTCTATCGCATGGAGCGATAAATCTCAACAAACAAATGGAGGTAAACAAATGTTTACGATTAATGTAAAAAACGAAATGACCGATAAAACCCTTTGTAATATCTTGCAAGGAGCTTTTGATGGTGGTATTAATTATTGGTGCAGAGAAGTTGGATTATGGGGTGATAAATACGACCCAGAATTTGATGATATTGTTTTTGATAAATACAACGAGCTACCAGATTATGCGTTTGATGATTTAATAAAGTCAAAAATGCTATCATTAGTATTTAACTATGACCATAATGAAGACGATGACCGAGATAAATATTCTATAGGCTTTACAATGTTAGAGCCAGAAGATTCTTGCCACATAAAATACCTACAGTACGATGGTTTAATTGAAGGTCTGGAAAAATGGATGCAACAAAATAAAAGGTTCTCTATTGGACACGAAGGTGACCATTTAGATGCCGGTGATTGTGATGAAATAGTGCAGATAGCTCTATTTGGAAAGGTGATATACGGATAATGAAGGAATATATTGTAGAAGTACGAGAAGTAGTTTTTTCTACTTATAAGGTAAAAGCTAATAATAAAACTGAGGCTACACAATGGTGGAAATATGGCGAAAAGATTGAAAGTTGGAGCGTGGAAGGTAAGGTTTTTCAACGCTTTATTAGTACTCCAGATTACATAGGACGTAATTATGAAGGGAGTGAATAGATGAAGAGATTACCATATAATGCATTGATTCAATACTTTGATTTGGATTTGGATAACTGTCTAATGGCAAAAGAGGAGTTCTGCAATATCATTACCGATTTTATTAATGATCCAGAAGAAAGAAATAGGTATCTGGATAACTTAAAAGATTGGATAAATGAAAGAATCGATGCCGGATGGGAGGCTGATGAACGCATAAAAACTCATGATGAAGTTTTTGAATTTTGGAATACAGATACAGATACAGATGCAAAACCAATTCATATACCAGAAGTCATTGATACCGGAGCGAAAGGCAAAGTGTATCTAAGTGATTGGAATGAAGCAGTAAAAATAAAGGAGACGATATTGACTAATTTTGTAGAGTGGTACACATCAGATGAAGAAAAACGAAATCACCTTTGTAAAGCTATTGAACAATACATGGAAGCTGAAGGATACGAATATATGGAGATTGATGTGAAAAATGTCTCAGAGAGGTTTTGGGGTGAAGATGAAGAGGAATGACCAGAAAGACCTTGCAGAGGTATGTGATAAGATGGATGCTACGCTAGAAAAGTTCAGCAATGAGATTGATACTACTATGAATGCTGATGTTGTATTTGATGGGATGTTAGCACCTATCTTCAGACATTTATTACTAAACAGAGGTTATTTTTTTGAAAATACCGCTGATGTAATAAGTTTTGTGAATAACAACCTAAGAGCAACAATAAACCTTGTAGATGGAGGTGATGGAATATGTCATTGTACGGATTGCGGTAGTAAACACGATGGACATGACGGTGGAATATTTGGTGACTTACACAAAATACATTACGGAGATGACGAATGGTTAAATAGTCTATTTACAGAAGATGACTTATTATGCAATGATTGTTTAGAGAAAAGAGTAAGGAAAGGGAAAAATGAGCTATCCGAGGCATAGTGTAATCTGGAAGGACTGCGAAAAAGAAAAATGGTGGCTAGATATAGTTCTCTCTATAAATCCTGATCGTTGTACATCCAGATTCGCTGATACAATCGGTGAATTTGATAGTAAGGAAGATGCTATTGAGTTTTTAGATAACT